CGTAAATGAGAAAATATATAGTTTGCCTCTAGAATTGGGGGGCCTGCCTCTTATCAAACCAGCATATCATTCCTGTGGAAACAAGTACATGGCATTAGCTTCCAACTACCTCTGCAATTCTGATTTTGAGACTTCCATAGACATACAGTTAAATGAGTTGAACACTAGTTTGCAGTTAATGTCTCTTGATGAGGACGATTATGGAAAAGACATAGCTGTGATGTTTGACGAAGATGGACAGGAGCTTGAATCTAATATACGAAATGTAGTTCCTAAGTTTTCACGATCATCACTCATCATGCTTAAAAGAGACACAAAGTCCAAAAGAATCCTGAGGGAGCAGGTTAGAATGCTAGATAGAAAAATATTCAGCCAGATCGGTATTGGAAAAAAGTCTTCTTCAATGATCCAGGGCCTCATAACTTGCTTCAACAGGAGTGAGAAGGCGTCTAGCACTCTGTCCTCATCAGTTAGACTGTGTATATCACAAGTTCCGCTAGATGCCCCTCTTTACTTATCAAATAGCAGCTTAATGATCAACACAATTGGAACAAATCGAGTGAGCAAAAGGGAGATTTTTAACACATCAAGGACATGGTGTGAAGAGCTCGATAGTATGACAAAATCTGTTGGGAAGAGTGAGACTGTCATATCATCAGAATCCTTTAAAATAACAGTTCTCCCAACTGACATTCCAGGTATTAGAGAAATATGCAAAAGAAAGATGGATTTTCTTAAGTCACTAACATCTGAGCTTGTTATCACAGATCTGACAGTTTTGCCTAGGAAAATATGGTCTAAGAGAGAAATACAGTCTTATGTTACTGAAGAGCATGTGAAGGAGGTGATGGCTAGGTATGAATTAGATTATCTTCCTAAAGAGCTGGGTGGTGTCAGTGATTATCATCCTCTGGACTATTTGGAGATTGAACAGACTCTAATGCACAAGTATCAAAATGTTTCACAAAGAGATCAAAAATACAAGTTTTGCTTGTTCGACACAGACATTCATGATGACATATATGTTAAGATACTCAAATCCAATTTTGTGGAAGGAATGAGGGCCACTATACAAAGTGATGCTTCTTTAGAAGGTATGAGCCAAAATGATAACACCCTCTCTAAGATTCAGTCTATGGTTGACAGCCCTAGGTATGAGATCCAATTCAAAGATTCTAATGTCACGAAAAGACACTCGCTATCAGTAATGGAGAATCAAGTAAGCTGCAAAAGTCTGAACCTTCATGACAGATTCCATGAAAGTCAAAAGAAATATAATAGCTTGGTTACCCAACAAAAACTCATGTCAAGAGATGAATCTAGAGGCAATTATAAGACATCTACAGGTCATGTTAACATCACTGATCTAATAGGCTGGCATAATGGCAAGAAGCTGTCAGGTAGGCACACAAGCTACACTAGCACTTGTCACATTATAAGTAGATTGTGTGAAGTGAATAGAAAGGTCGTGGAGTACAGAAAAACCAGAGGACGTTTGCCGTGCTTTTCAATACACAAAGATTTTAGACTAAATCAGAGTATGTCCTCAATCATCAAAATACAAGGAAGAGTGAAATACTGGTACAAGGTAAAAATGGACAATGACCAAGTCAGGTATCTGCAGATAATCACAAAAAGAGCTGGGAAATATCATCATGAGTATACTGTCTTTTCAGGAAATAAACCTACACCATCAAATAAAGGAGACACCTGTTCTCATGTCATGCTAAATGATCAACAGGATTTAATTTTCTGCTCTCTTTTTGAAGAAAATGGAATGATTTTTTTATGCCTGACAGAACAAGCTAGCCCAAGCAGAAACAGAAACCACAAGGTAATGCCACTGTGCCATTCTTCCATACAATTTAGGACAAAAATCAATCTAGGGACAGTAGAGAGATTACCAGTGGGTTACGAAGATGAGGAGAGGATTGAGTCTCAAGCAGGTGATGATAGCTTATTTTTGAAGTTTCCTGACACAAACGACAACTCTTTTCCCTTTGAGAAAATAAAGATTTCAAACACTGTAGATGAAATTGATGCTTTAACACAGATTGAAGGAATAGATCTAAAACTAACAACTGACAATAAGGATGACATTCTTTTTGGAGTGGAGCTTTTTGAGGACATAGAAAATTTCTTTAAAGAGAATCCTCCAGATGAGCCTCCAGACGATGATTCTGATTCAGACGAAGATGATGTGTGGTCTGAGCCTAGTTTCATGACAAATGAGCATTCCACATCGACAACTTTAGAGAGAGTAAACTACTCTTTAGCAAACTCATTGAGGAAGAAAAGCAATGATGAGTGTTCGGGTTATCTAGCCAGGTCCAATTCTGAAAGGCAAGGTCAACCTAAACTAAGACATTCATATGAGCTTAAGATACCGATTGAGATGGATCTACCACATTACGATTTCAACACTACTACTGAAAAGTCAGCCATGAGCCAATTCTTAGATGAGCTAGATAAAC